GATAGTAACAAGGTGGTTTATCCACCTTTTTTTGTATTTATATATATGAATAGTAGAATTGAGCAATTAAAAGAATATGCTAAAATTATTAAGGACACACCATATGCTCTTAAAACTTATTTACAAACATTTGATAACACACAAAAAAAATATGTTCCTTTAGAATTGTTTCCTGATCAAATTCAACTATTGAATGATTATGAAACATACAATGAAAACATTACAAGAAAATATAGACAAGCGGGTGTTACAACAGTAACCGCAGCGTGGATATCAAAAAGGTTACAATTGGCAAAACCTGAAAATCCTGATAGAGTTTTGATTATTGCGAATAAAAGAGATACCGCAATAGAAATGGCGAATAAAGTAAGACATTTCTTAGATCAATGGCCCGAATGGATTAATGTTGGTTTTCATCCTGATAAAAACTCTGAAAGTAGATTTAGATTAAACAACGGATGTGAAGTAAAGGCGGTTGCAACATCGGCAGACGCACTTCGTGGATATACACCAACTATTCTTGTATTTGATGAGGCAGCATATATCGAAGCCGGTGAAGACTTTTGGGCCGCATCAATGGCCTCTTTATCAACAGGTGGTAAGATTATTTTGATTTCAACACCTAATGGGTATGACCCAATTTACTATGGTGTTTATGACCAATCAATTCGTGGATTGAATGAATTTCACATTACGGATTTAAGATGGTTTAAAGACCCTCGTTATACTAAAGATTTACGTTGGATTAAATGTGGAGACATTTGTCATTATATGTTGAATAGAGAACAATACAATGATGATGAGGTTGTTATGTATGATTTTGATATTAACAAATATGAAGAATATTTGGAACAAGGTTATAAACCTTTTTCATCTTGGTTTGAATCTATGTCGAAAAAGTTTAAATACGATAGACGTAAAATTGCCCAAGAATTAGAATGTGATTTTTTAGGTTCGGGTGATGGTGTTATACCTGGTGACGTACAAGAAAATATCGCAAAAAATTTGGTGAGACAACCAAAAGAAAAATACATGCAAGGTACAATGTGGCAATGGAAAGATCCAATACCGGGTCATCGATATATCATGGGTGTTGATGTGAGTAGAGGTGATAGTGAAGATTTTTCATCAATAAACATTGTAGACTTTGATGATAGAGAACAAGTCTTGGAATATGTTGGAAAAATACCTCCTGATGATTTAGCTGCGATTTGTTATAAATGGGGTATACTATATGAATCATTTATTGTTATTGATATAACAGGTGGTATGGGAATTGCAACTAGTAGAAAATTGCAAGAAATGAATTATAAGAATTTGTTTATTGATGGTATTAATACACAAAATGTGTGGGAATATGATAAAAAGAAATTAGAAAAAATACCTGGTATAAATTTTAATAATAAACGTACACAAATAATCGCCGCGTTTGAGGAACAAGTTAGAAAAGGATTTGCAATCAGATCAACAAGATTGTTGAATGAATTGAATACATTTGTTTATATAAATGGAAGACCCGATCATATGAAAGGTGCACATGATGATTCAATTATGAGTCTTTCTATGGCTTTATATGCTGGTGATATTTCCTTCAATCAACTACAAAAAAATACAGCAAAAAATGTTGCAATGATGGAATCTTGGACATTATCTGAGAGGACATATGAACCAAACAAATCTTTTTATTCTTACGGAACCGTTTTTGATCAAATAAGTAATATGAGTATTGATAGTGGTGGTGTAAGAAAACCATTAAACAATACGTTGACAAAGGATTCTTATAGGGAATATTCTTGGTTATTTGGTAAAATGAAATAATACTTTTAATTGTAATATTTAAAGTTTATATTCTTTAAGAAACTATTTATATACAATGGCAGATCAAAATTTAACCGTTTTTCAGAAATTAACAAGGATGTTTGGGTATCCTGGTCAAACAAAAAAACCAGAAAATACACCATCGTTTAATTTTTCTAAAGACGAATTATTAAAAACTAATAGTAGAGAAGAGTTTGAAAAATCACTTTTACAGGCTCAACAATCACAATATATTGCAGATAAGTGGGCTAAATTAGACCAATCATTATATAATCAATCAGTTTATTATGAACCAAATAGATTAGCAGCATATTATGATTATGAATCTATGGAGTTCACACCTGAAATATCGGCCGCATTAGACATATATTCAGAAGAATCGACAACATTATCTGAAAAGGGTGAAATATTAACAATTTATTCTGAATCAGATAGAATTAAAAAAATTTTAGATGATTTATTTAACGATAAATTAGATATAAACACAAATTTACAGATGTGGACAAGAGGTTTATGTAAGTATGGAGATAATTTTGTGTACTTAAAAATAGACCAAGAAAAAGGTATTGTCGGTTGTCAACAATTACCAAATATTGAAATAGAAAGGATAGAAGGTGCACAACACAAAACACCAAATCAAGGTGAAAATGGTATAAAGACACCAACAAGAGAACTCAGATTCATGTGGAAAAATAAAGACATGGAGTTTCAGGCTTGGGAAATTGCACATTTTAGACTTTTAGGTGATGATAGAAAGTTACCATATGGTACTTCTATGTTGGATAAGATTAGGAGAATTTGGAAACAACTTTTACTTGCGGAAGATGCCATGTTGATTTATAGAACATCAAGAGCACCAGAAAGACGTGTGTTTAAAGTTTTTGTTGGTAACATGGATGATAAAGATATTGAACCGTATGTTCAAAGAGTTGCCAATAAATTCAAAAGAGATCCAATTGCGGATCCAAGAAACGGTCAGGTTGACATGAGATATAATCAAATGGCAGTAGACCAAGATTACTTTATACCGGTTCGTGATCCTTCACAAACAAATCCTATTGAAACACTACCTGGTGCACAAAATTTGGGTGAGATAGCTGATATTGAATATATCCAAAAGAAATTATTGGCAGCATTAAGGATACCTAAAGCTTTCTTAGGTTTTGAAGAAGTTGTTGGTGAGGGTAAAAGTTTGGCATTGATGGATATTCGTTTTGCAAGAACTATCAATAGAATCCAAAAATCATTAATTCAGGAATTAAACAAAATCGCATTAATTCATTTATATCTTTTAGGTTTAGAAGATGAATTAAGTAATTTCTCATTAGCATTAACAAATCCATCAGCACAATCAGATTTATTACGTATTGAACAATGGAAAGAAAAAATAACACTATATAAAGATGCGACATCGGATCAATCTCAAATAGGTATATTGCCTGTTTCTCATACTTGGGCTAAGAAAAATATTCTTGGTATGAGTGATAATGAGGTTATACTTGATTTACAACAACAGAGATTAGAGAGAGCGATGGGATTTGAATTAAATAATACTCAGAATGTAATTAAGAGATCTGGTGTTTTTGATGATGTAGATGCGAAATATGGTATACCGGAGGAAGAGCGTCAAAAATTAGAAGCGTCAGGACAAATGGGTGCAGCACCTGAAGGTGGTGGAGGATTAGGTGGTGACTTAGGTGGTGGAACAACTGCACCGGCACCTACAGGAGGTGGAGCTGAAGCACCATTAAGTGAATCATTAAAGAATAAAACAAGAAAATCTAATATTTTATCTATGTTAGGAGAAGAAAAATTAGATTTAAATGATTTATTTAATATGCAGAAGGCTCAAGATAATATTTATGAAATAGAAACAAAAATAAAAGATATTTTAAACGATTAACGATGAATAAATTTGGTGTTGTAAAATCAAAATTGTTGACCAAATTGACTGAATCATATTCAAAAAATGATAAATCAGAGGTTAAAGAATTATTGAAACTAATTAAAGAAAACAAAGCATTTAAAGAAATGTATTTGTTTTATGAGGAAATTGAGAATAAATATTTTGAGGATAAAGAGATTGCAAAATTATACGTTGAGGGATTAAATACATATTTTGGTCAACCAATGGGTAATTTGAACGATTTAAATGTATTTTGTGAATCTCTACATAATAAATTGAGCGAGGTTGAGATTGAAACTAATGAATTATATGAATCTTTGGATACATTATCTGAAAAAGATTCATTAATGAATATAGAACGAAAAATTACCGCAAAGAAAAACCTTATTGA